GGTTGATAACACGGTTAAGTTTGACTTTAGCACCACTGAGACCACCCTTACCGCCGACCTTCTTAGTCAAGTCTTTCTTGGTGTTCTTAGCTGCTGTTTTAACCTTTGCTGCGCCCTTCTTGATAGCCGCTTTAGCATTGGCTTTCTTACGCAGAGCAGAAGTCTTAGAGCCTGTCATTTGGTTAACAATACGGTTAGCTTTAACTTTCAAGCTACCCTTACCACCGACCTTCTTGGTCAGGTTCTTTTTAGTGTTGCTAGCTGCTTTCTTCAGGTTAGCTTTCTTCCGCAAAGAAGAATTCCTAGAACCAGTAAGCTTGTTAACAACTCTGTTAGCCTTCATTTTAACTTTAGACTTAATCATCTTAGCTTTACCTTTAAGAGCTTTGCCTTTACGCTTAGCTGCTGATTTAGCCTGAGCAATCTTCAAAGCCGCCTTCTGTTTGGCCGACATTACTTTCTTTTTAAATCTACTTTTTAGCTTTAGTGCCATATTATATTTCCTTATCTTAGAAGCCGAAGCCTCTTGTTGTTACTTTAGTACCACCACGGACAGGAAACAAATACTCTACCGCATACCTCAAACCATCAGTCCAGTGTTCTACACCTTCTTTTTTAGATATGGTTGCTGTATCGGGATTATTTTCAGTCCACGCAGTGCGTTCAAGTGATTTAATTGTGTTAACGCATTTGGGATGGATATACATATCTATATCACCATTAGCGTTTTTAAACTTTCTATTAACAGCCGCTACACTGTCAATAATAGGAGGAGCCTTGTTATGTGCTCTCACGGCTATACCATTAGACTGTAAAATACTAAAGTCAGTTACACCTACCGCAGCCGAACTCTTTCGAGCCTTACCACTAGGGTCTGGATAGCTGATTATACGATGTCCTTTGTAATTCTCAGACAAAGTTTTTGCTAGACTCTCTGTGTCAGGGTGACCTTGATACTCATCTAGTATGTGTATCTGGTTTCCTCTTAAAGCAAACACACAGCTTGCCATAATACCAACATTAAAGTCAATAGCTACATGAACATCTTCTCCTGCCTCAAAAGTAGGCAAGTTCTTATCAATGTGATCTTTTCTATCAAACATATAGAATACGTTTGTACCTGAGTCTTCAAAGCTAGCTGTATACTCTCTAGCAAACTTTAAAGGGTCTAGTGTAAGCTTAACTCTTTCTATTTCTTCATCATCTAAAAAAGGAGAGTCGTGATATGTATAATGATAGGACTTCCATTGGTCATCACTGTCTTGTCTGTTATACATATCATAGAAATAATCATAGCCGCTAGGAGTGCTGATAATAAGCGCTCTACCAGAGTTAGCATCCCACTTCTTAGCATTCTGGGGAGACCAACGAGTAGCTACACAAGGTTGAATAATAGACTCCCAAGATTCCTTGAGGTTCATCCCTGCACCTTTCCATGATGTAACCTCATCGGCTACTACAAAGTATTGGCCTGTACCACGCATACGTTGTGATGCCTCATAAGACCATAGTTTTAATTGTACGTTATTAGGGAACCAAAAAGTTCCTGCAGACTTAGACGACTTATCCGCATAGTCTTCCATGCCCAACTGCCATGCTATCAGGGGATAATAAATATCAACCGCTTGAGAGTATGTTGGGGCAATTAACGCAACATTCTTGTTAGGAACACTTTCATCAAGTTCCATTAATTCTTGTACTGCAATCATAGCTGTTGTAGCTGCTAAGTAAGACTTACCAAAACCACGACTAGCACTAACTACACCATATCTTACTGACTTGTCTACGAACATATCTTGGATTACCCTAGACTGTCCTTCATGTAATTCTATTTCCATAATACTACCATTTAACTTTGTTAGCCCATTTCATAGCTTTTCCTTCTTATAATATATTCGCTTTTATCTATCGGTGGCATACTATCCTTAGACAAGTATATGCTACTTTGTTTAAAGACTAAAACACAAATAAGTAGAATCCTCATTTGGTCTTAGTATCAACCACAATTACTGTCATAGCTAACATCATTATCCTTGGAAGTATTTTCCATTCGTCTAGTTTGTGTGGGGTAATCATTGGACTATACCACTACAAAGTCTATAAGCTGCCCTGAAGGCGCAGGAACAGTAGCCTTGCCATAGCGATTATAAGCTAGATTAAGAAGTTTAACCTCCACCCTAGTAGAAGGCTCTACAACCCTTTTATTTTCGTTTTTAACATATTCTGGTAAACTAGGTCTATTGGTATAAGGGCTATAGGTAAGAGTGTTAAAGGGCATATCAACCCTCATCCAAAGGCTCCAATAAGAACAACAACTATAACAATAGCTACTGCAATTTTAGTCTTAGTGTCTAGCGCCGATAATTTAGCTTTTATCTTCTCCATCATCTTGTTTTTCTCCTAAGTTAAGTTTAATGGCAATGGGTTGTTTTTCAGTAATTATTTGCTCCACCTTTTCAGGAACTTTCTTATAACCATAAGCCATGAGGTTGTTAATCAATGTACCTTGAGTAGCTAGCATTTGAGCATAAGCACCCGAAGTTTGTTTATTTAGAGACTCCAAATGGTCTAAACTTTTTTGTATGTGATTATACTTTTCAACCATCATCTCAATAGGGTCAAAACCGAGTTCTTCTAATTTTCTGTAAGCAGCCAGAGAGTTAATATTCTTAGAACCCTTTGGACGCCCTGCTCCAGGCTGTTTTCCACCCCTTATCATAGGTCTTGGCATATCGAAAACCTCCTTTCAAGGTTTTTACTCACGAATTTTTTGTGATATTTATTCTTTTAAATCATAAAATAATCCCTATTATTATTTTAAAAAACCTAATAATTAAGTCCTTGAAAATATTAAAGAGATTTATCGTTTAATTTCTTTCGAAGTTGTTCATTTTCTTCCTGCACGACCTTCAGTTGTCTTTGGAGAGAGTCTATTGTGTTATCATAAGATTGTTTGTTCAAAGCCATTGAGCGAAAGACGCCCATAAGCCCTGCCGCGACTACTACTAGAAAAACACCAAGAGTAGGCGGTAAATACTGAACTAATATTTTTGTTTCAGCAAGCACTTTTTTATTCCTTGTATTCAGTCTTGACAGTAGATATCTTTTCCTATTAAAAACCCATAAGAATAAAACGTGCACAAACAGTAAGGCAAAGCTACTGATGTGAGCAGATTCCAACCATCAAAATAAAGATAAGATGTAATAGAGATTGTTAACCAACCGCAAGTAGCAATGATGTTAAATATTTTTCTTTGTAAACTCTTGTTATAGTATATTTGACAAAAACCCAGTATACCTGCCAGTACCATCCAAAAGCTATTATTAATTTGTAAGGTCTCTTTATCGAGTCCATAATTAAGCCCAAAAGCAAATGTTAGAGCCACAAACCAATAACCCAAACCAGAGGCCTGTTCTAAGCCACGACCATAGTTAGAATGAGTTAAGCTTTTTGGTTGAATAGTTTTTAAAGGTATATTTAAGTCTTGAACCCAAGAGTCTACGGTTAATCCAATTTTAGCAATGTCCATGAGAATACAACCATAGTTAGAGTTAATAAAACCTTATTTTAAGTTAATTATACAAACAACAACATACATAAGTCTTTTAAAGACCTACAATATGTTATTACATAAGTTATTATAGATAACCCCCCGTCCTAGAAGGGTCATCAGAAGCATCATCGGGGGGCATTCACCGTATAGCTTTCAGATGCAAGTAGCTAAGGGTGTCTATCATAAGAGGGCAGTATTTATTTCTTTGTAAAACTACCTTATTAATATAGAGCTTGACTTATTATAGCAATACCAAATAAGATTATATTTAAGGCTATAATTGCTATTAGCCCTGAGAGAATTGTCCATATAATGTCTGACATTTTTACTCCAAAAAAAATAAAAGGGGTATCCCCCCAACCCTAGCAGCCGAGGCCACTAAGATCAGAGAGATACCTAATAAGGTTATAATATATAGCCATCTATTCCGTCAATATTACCTACATAGTAGCTATACTGGTTTATCCAGTGTAATTTATATTCTTTATCTTTATAGCCTACCACAAGAGCATCTTCCCAAGAGTCATGATGTAAGAATTCCACAATTATGTGGTCTTTACTATCGCTCTTGGGTATAAATACTTCTTTAGTTAAGCCTTCGCTAATACTAGACATCACAGTCCTCCAAGCATACAATTTCGATGTCATTAGGGTTAGGTAGTGCTAATACTTTTTCTTTATATTCTTTAGCAACTACAACAACAGGATACAAGCCTTCCTCTATAAAACCGATAGGACTTACTGCTTCCCAACGATACATGCTAAAACTTAGATTGCCCATATGACGATTAAGGTTAGCTAGTTTTTGGGGTACAGGGTCTGTTGCAACAATATCTTGGCTTGGATCTTTCCAGAAGTGCATAATAAGTTCTTGTGTAAACTCATCATGACCATAAACAGCAAGAAGACCTATATCTTTATATTTTCTATAAAAGTCTTCTTTAGCTGTTTTTGGAGAGGGTTTTAATTTAATTTTCTTTTTATCTTTAGAACCTTTTGGTCTCCCACGGCCTTGTTTAGTCGTTGTTTGTTCCTGTTGGCTCGACATCTTTAATCAAATCCTTTAACTTAGAAATTGCTACTCGCTCAGCAATACGTAAATATTGAACTTCTTGTTCTTTAGCATTAATCATATTAATAAGACTAATGTTATCCCGTAATACGTTTACTGCCTCTTCAGAAAAATCGGATAAGTTATATTCCTTATCTTCTATTGTAACTGTGTTATTTTCATCCATAACTGTCTCCGTTATTTAATTTATTTATTAGCTGCTCAAAACCACCTTGATATTCAAAAATAGCAGGAACACTGCGAACACCCATATTTTTTAGTATGCTTAGTAAGTCAGGTGATTCAGAAAGATCTTCATAGATATAATCAATGCCTGTGTTGTCAAGAAGCTTTTTAGCTTTATCACAATAAGGACAATTTGGTTTACCCACTATATAATACATTATTCTTCCAGTTCACCAGAAAGTTCAAAAGCTATCTCAAACCCCGCAGCAAACATTTCAAATAGGATTTCATCAAGAGTCATAGACATATCAAGCTCATGATCTTCTATAAACTCCTCAAAAGAAGTTTCAATTAAACTGTCAAAGATTTCTTCTTGGGTTGCTTCATTACTCATCGTTAACTTCCTTTTTACCAACTTCATTAATTAATCTCATAATATCTCCTCGATTTAAACCTATATCTTGTAACTCTCGATCTGTCATATGGGATAAGGCTTTGTAAGTGTCTCGTTGAGCACTATTCCATAATCCTAACTTTTGCATTACCTCTCTAAACGTCATTTTCTTTTTCCTTTTGAATTAATTGTATTGCAACAACCAACATCTCTAACATCATATCTTTGTCGTCTTCATTAGAAGCTATAGAGATATCACCATCTTCTAATGCAATAACTAAAGCACCGTCTGGAAAGTATTCTTCACAATAATCCAGAAGATAGTCATATGGCTCATACATGTTACTAATAACTTCTTTTTGTTTCTCTTTTTCTCTTTTGTTTTTATATTTAGTAAGACTTACCAAATTTGACATCGTAGACTCCACCATTTTCTTTAATTTTTGAGTCTTCATATGGTGCAACAACCATACGATAATGCTCCATGTTAGCCCCATTTAATGCGCCCATAGCTTCTTCTATATGTTTATATCTAATACTCCCCTCAAAAGTAGCTATTCGACCATAATACCTGTTAATCATCTTAGCAATAGCATATTGAAGCTCTCCCCCTGAATGAGGAGTAAAACCTCCCATAGCACTATTTAATTCATCACGGTCTTCTTTTTCAAGATAAGGCATTACAACCACCCTATATAATTTAAAACTTGTATTGCACACCAAACAGCAGCAATAAAAACAGAAGCTTGTACAGTGACACCCACTAGCCAACCCATCATTCTTCCTGCAACTCTGGCACTTGTAACTTTATCTTCGTTATTCATAAGTCTACTCCCCATTGATAACATTTTCTACTAATAACAACCATACCTCTTATATAAACTTCTAAAGCATGATTTTCTAAAACCCTTTGGCATTGCTCGTAACTAGCAATAACTTTTTTAGAAACAACTGTTGTGGGGTTTCTACAAAAAGGGTCTACTGCAATATTACATACTAATACTAAAGCGGTAAACATAGAGTCCTCCTTGTTGGCAGGGGTACTAGGAATTGAACCCAGTCTTTTGGATTTGGAATCCAACGTGCTACCGTAACACTTTACCCCTATCTAATTCTAACATTATATTTCACAACCACCTGCTGCGCAAGCTAAAGTTTGAGCGCCCTCGGTATTGTCACTTTCTTCGTAATTCGGGAGTAAAGTAAAATCAACATCAGGCATAGCATGTACTGCTCTGATATACTCTTGTTCTGTACAAGGCGTATAAGGTGCTTGTGCGTAAGTATGATCTGAGTAAGGCAAGAAGCTTACACCAGTCAACGCATCAAAGTTCTTATAACACCAAGCGCCCACTTGCATCCACTCATTTTCTTTAACATAAACAGTAACACTCACTGAATGTTCTGACCAATACTGTTGATACGTTAACCAATTTTCTAATTGTCGAATAGCCCCCTGTTGGTCAGCCAGTACCGCGCCTTCAGGCGATTTAATTGGAAAATAAAACACCGTAGTTTTAGCAGGATTCATAACATCAGGCTCACTAGGTACACCTTGATCTTTAAGAAACTCTGTTAGAGGGTCATTATTTGCTTGTCGTACAGCGCGGATATAATAAGGCGCAAAACGACCATGAATTCCAGAAGCAGAATCAACAAGTTGAGAAACAGTCCCAGAGGGTTTGATTGTTGTAATAGCTGCTGAAGGCTTGATACCAATCATTTCAGCAATTTCAACATTAGTATCTTGTGCTTCCCACTTTAATCTCTCTAGAAGGGAAGGGTCAGGGTTTTGCAAATGTTCACAATCCTGGATGCCTGTTAAAGACACGCCTAGCAAAGCTTCTTCTTCGCAATTCTTTTGCCATATCTTACGAACATATTTAAAGTCAGTAAGA